TTAGAGGCCGAGCAAGCTGCCTCGGCAGCACCTACACCTGATCCCATTCCTGCAATGGAAAACACCACCCCTGATCTGGCAGTGGTGCGGGCCGAAGCCGCTGAGGCTGAGCGCTCCCGCATCGCTGGCATTTCTGCACTGACCGAAAAGCACGGTATGGCCGATCTCGGCCGCCAGCTGATCGAGTCTGGTCGTTCTATCGACGAGGCTCGCGCTGCTGTGCTCGACAACCTCGACATCAAACAGGAGCCTGTGAACATGAGCGCCGCTGAAATCGGCCTGACTGAGAAGGAGAGCCGCAGCTTCTCTTTCATGCGTGCCATTAACTATCTGGCCAACCCGACCGACCGCGCCGCTCGCGAGGCTGCTGCGTTCGAGATCGAGGCATCTGAAGCTGCTGCTGCGAAGCTCGGCCGTCAGTCCCGCGGCATCACAATCCCCCAGGATGTGCTGCGCCGTGACCTGAACGTTGGCGCTGCAACCGCTGGCGGCAACCTGGTTGCCACTGAGCTGGATGCTGGCAGCTTCATCGATCTGCTGCGCAACGCCTCCGCTCTGGATCAGGCCGGCGCCACTGTGCTGACCGGTCTCACCGGCAACGTGGCCATTCCCCGTCAATCCGGCGCTGGCACTGCTTACTGGGTTGCTGAGTCCGGTGCCCCCACCGAATCCCAGCAGACCGTGGATCAGGTGAGCCTGACTCCTAAGACTGTGGCCGCCTTCACTGACTACAGCCGCCGCCTGATGATCCAGTCCTCCATCGATGTGGAGAACATGGTGCGCACCGACCTGGCTCGTGTGCTCGCACTCAAGATCGACCTGGCTGGTCTCTATGGCACCGGCTCCAACGGCGAGCCCCTCGGCCTGAAGCTCACCACCGGCATCGGCACCGAGGACTTCGCCGCTGACACCCCTACCTTCGCTGAGGTGGTGGCACTGGAAAGCGACGTGGCAACCGCCAACGCCCTGCTCGGCAGCCCCGTCTACCTGATGAACGCTGCCATGCGCGGCGGCCTCAAGACCAAGGCCAAGGACGCAGGTTCCGGCCTGTTCGTCATGGAAGGCAACGAGGTGAACGGCTATCAAGGCGTGCTGTCCAACCAAGTTGCTTCTGGTGATCTGTGGTTCGGCAACTTCGCTGACCTGATCATCGGCTACTTCTCCGGCCTGGATCTGATGGTGGACCCCTACACCAACAGCACCTCTGGCACCGTGCGCGTGGTTGCCATGCAGGATGTGGACATTGCCGTCCGTCACCCTGAATCCTTCAGCCGCGGCAACAACACCCTCTGATCATGTTGATCAAGGTCTTACGGCAAACGATGCTGGCGGGCCGGGTGGTGAAAGTCGGGGAAGTCCTAGAGGCTTCCCCCTCTGACGCCAAACTCCTGATCGGTATCGGCAAAGCTGTTGAGGCTGTCGCCTCTGTAGTAGACGCAGTTGAGACAATCGCTCAACCTGCACCTAAACCAACCACCCCCCGACGGAGGGCAAAATCATGACCATCCACAACCTCGGATCTAAGACCGATCTGCTCGAGCTGCACAACAACGCAGTCGTTGCATCCACCGGCGCTGGCACCCCCGCCAACGTTGATCTCGTGGACTATGAGGGCGACGTTGCCTTCATCATCGATGCAGCTGCTGCCGGCTCTGGCGTCACCCTGACCGCCAAGATCCAGCACAGCAACACCACCACCTCCGGCGATTTCGTGGATGTGACCGGTGGCGGCTTCACCGCTGCTGCTGCTAACACCGCATTCCAAGAGAAGATCTACCTGAACAGCAACGATCTGCGTCGCTACGTTCGCGTGCTCTTCACTGTGACCGGCGGCACCGGCACCGGCGCCGTTTCCGTGGTGGCTCTTGGCTCTAAGAAGTACAGCTGAGCATGGCGTTCACTGAGGATCTGGATGTGTTCCTCGCAGACTTCGGCGTCAGCTGCACTGCTGGCGCCGTTACTGCGAAGGGAATCCTGGACATGCCAAGCCAGGTGATCAGCAATGGAATGGTGCTTAGCACTGACTACACGCTGACGGCCAGAACCTCAAACTTCGGCAGTCTCATCCGCGGCGATTCGATCACTGTGGATGGGGCTGCTTATACCGTCAGAGAGACCATGCTCATGGATGACGGCAAATTCGTACAACTCGGATTGCAGAAGACATGAGCGGTCCATTCAAGGTCAACACCAGAAGCCAATGGGCAGCGCTGAATCCTGTGCTGATGGCAGGAGAGCCTGGCCTTGAGAGTGATACGCAGAATCTGAAGATCGGCAATGGTCTGACGCCATGGAGCAAGCTGCCGTACCACGGCTGCCCTGGGTACTGGGGATCGTTCTGGGATACGACCTCACAAGTTGCGGCGGCGATCAACACTGCCTATCCGATTTTTTTACGACAGGTTGATCTGACAAGCCGTGGCGTAAGAATCGTCTCGGACAGCCGGATCACGGTTGACCATCCGGGAATCTATAGCTTCACGTTCTCGATCCAGTTCAGCAATAGTGACGCGCAGATCCATGATGTGAACGTCTGGTTGCGCAAGAACGACAGCGGTAGCAGTGGTGATGTGCCTGCAAGCGACAGCAAATTCAGTGTCATTTCCAGCCATGGAGGCGTGGAAGGCAACGTTATCGGCACCGTGAACTTTGTGCTGGGCTTGGTAGGTGGTGACTACATTGAGCTGATGTGGATGACCAGCAATGTGGCAGCCTATATAAATGCCGATCCGGCATCAAGTAGCCCGGCACATCCCAGCATCCCCGGCATCATCTGCACATTGGTGCAGGTTGCCTCGGCATAACCATGACTACCAAGCGCGAACAGGTACTGACGGCGATCCGCACGGCGCTCACCGGAACAACTGGCGTTAGCACCAGGATCTATCGCAGCAGGGTGGAACCACTGAGCCGCGGCGAAAGCCCGGCACTTGTGATCGAGCCGATCTCGGATACAGCGCAGCAGAACACCAGCTTGCCCACGCTGGATTGGAGCCTGACCGTGCGGATCGCGGTGATCGTGCGTGGCACGGTGCCGGATCAGACGGCTGATCCGATCATTGAGAGCCTGCACGCCAAGATGATGGCCGATCTTACGCTCGGCGGATATGCGATTGATGTGCAACCGCAATCGGTGAGCTTCGAGATGGTGGAAGCTGATCAACCGGCTGGCGTGATTGGCTGCGAATATCTTGTGCGTTATCGCACCTCAGTCACCAATTTGACTATCAGCTGAGCCGGCTACGATGGGTTGAAAGATTCCATCCGGCCAAGCCATGCCGCTGCTTTCCCGCCGCCAGCTGCTGCTGGCCGAAATCGAGACTACCTATGGCGTCGACCCTACGCCAACTGTTGGCGCCAACGCCATCCTGGTGCGCAATATCGAGGTGACGCCCCTCGAGGCTGACACCGTAAGTCGTGAGCTGATCCGCCCTTACCTCGGCCAATCCGAGCAGCTGCTAGCCCAAACCCGTGTGCTGGTGAACTTTGAAGTGGAGCTTGCAGGTTCTGGCACTGCTGGCACTGCCCCGGCATATGGCCCGCTGCTGAAAGCATGTTCGTTCACTGAGACCGTATCGGCTAGCACGAGCGTCACCTATACGCCGAACAGCAACGCTTCGCCCGGCTCGGTCACGATCTACTTCAACAACGATGGCGTGCTGCACAAGGCCACCGGCTGCCGCGGCACCTTCTCGCTGAACTGCACCGTTGGTGAGATCCCCACCATTGCATTCGAGTTCACGGGCATTTACAACGCCCCGACCGCATCGGCTATCAGCAGCCCCACCTACGCCAATCAAGCTGATCCGGTGGTGTTCAAGCAGGGCAACACCACTGGCTTCGAGGTGTTCAGCTATGCCGGTTGCCTTCAGAGCTTCACGATGGAACTGGCCAATGAGCTGGTCTATCGCGAGCTGGTGGGCTGCACCAAGGAAGTGATCATCACCAACCGCGCCCCTGCTGGTGAGGTGATGATTGAGGCCGTCTCGGTCAGCGCTCACAACTTCTTTAACGATGCCACCGGCAGCAGCACTGGAAACCTGACCTTCCAGCACGGCCAGACCGCTGGCAATATCGTGACCTTCACCGCTGATCAGATCGATCTGGGCAACCCGTCCTATAGCGATGAAGACGGCATCCAGATGCTGACCCTGCCATACATTGCCACCCCGACCGATTCGGGCAATGATGAGATGGAGATTGTCTTCACCTGATCCGCGTGGCATTTGTCCTTAAGCAGTCAGACTCCTATACCTGGCCGGTGAGCATCAAGCTCCCGGCCAATGGGGGGAAGCGAGAGCGGCAGACCTTTGATGCTGAGTTCAAGCGGCTGGCACAAAGCCGCATCAACGAGATTCAGCGCGAGGTGCAGCTGCGCGTTAAGGCCAACGAAAAGGGTGAAGACACTGGCGAGGGCGTCAGTGATCAGAGCATTGCCGATGAGATCCTGGTTGGCTGGGATGGAATCATCGATGGCGATGGTGAGCCCGTGCCCTTCAGCAATGCGGTAAAGGCGCAACTGCTGGATGTGCCAATGATGGCCGGCGCTTTGGTTGCCGCCTACTTTGAGTCGCTGGTGGAGCAGAAGAGAAAAAACTGATCGGGGCCGCTGAGCATTGGCTAGGCGGCATGGAGGTTGACGACACAGCAAAGGATGCAGCTGTGTTCGGCATCGAACCACCACCGAGCAAGGCGGCCGTCAACTTTGAGGTGGAGCCAGAAGCATGGGCAGCCGTGCGTGTGTTCCTAAAGGTGCAGACGCAATGGCGTACTGATTCCGGCACCATGATCGGCCTCGACTATGGCGCCGTGCGGTGGGTGTTTGATCTACTGCAGATCGTTGATCCAGCCGAGGTTCTAGGTGATCTGCAGATCATCGAGGCTACAGTGGTTGCAGCAGTCAACAAGCGCAAGAAATAGCCATGGCGCTGGACATGACAACTGCCCTGACGATCAGGGCCAAGGTTGACGGTCTGGCCCAGATTGATGGTTTGACTCGTTCGCTTGACAAGGCAAACAATCAGGCCGGCGGCTTGAGTGGTGCGTTCAACAAGCTTGGCGGCATGGCCAAAAATGCCGGCATTGCCATCGCCGGTCTTGGTGCTGCTGCAGTTGGCGGCCTTGCAGTGCTTGGCAAGAATGCGATTGATGCAGCAGACAACCTCAACGATCTGAGCCAACGCACTGGTGTTGGCGTTGAAGCGCTAAGCAAGTTTGGAGCCGCAGCGGAAGATAGTGGCAGCAGCTTGGATGAAGTTGCCAAAGCCATGGGCAAGCTCTCCAAAGGGATTGTTGACCCAACTTCTAAAGCCAACGAAGCGCTCAGATCTATTGGGATTAGTTCGACGGACGCAAGCGGCAAGATTCGCAGCGTTGACGCGGTGATGCTCGACATTGCCGATAAGTTCAGCAAGCTGCCAGATGGTGCGCAAAAGACTGCATTGGCGATGGAGATCTTCGGCAAATCAGGCGCCAACCTGATTCCGATGTTGAACGGTGGCCGCGAAGCCATGAGCCAATACTCAGCCACTATCACCACTGAGATGGCGCAGGCTGCTGACAAGTTCAACGATGCAATCAATGCAATCATGCGTGAACTGGCAGGGCCATTTAATCAAGCCATCACGGCTGCTTTGCCTTACATCACGCAGATGGCGCAGCAGCTTGGTGCAGCATTGCCTGGCGCAATCGCAGCCTTGGTTCCTGTGCTGACAGGCTTCCTTGGCACACTGGCTCAGATCGGCCAGTGGTTCGCCACGCTGACGCCGCAACAGCAGGGGTTCATTGCTGGCGCAGCTGCGCTCACGGTCGCCTTTGTTGCACTGGCGCCTGCAATCACGGCGATCATCACGGTGTTCACTGCACTTGGCCCGCTTATTGCCGGTATCGCGGCAGCGATTGTCGGAATCCCTGCTGTGATTGCCGGCTGGGCTGGTGCGATCGCCCCCCTTGTCGCTGGATTGACTGGTCTTGGCCAGGTTCTTATTGCGGTATTTACTGGCCCAGTTGGATGGGTGACACTTGCTGTTGCTGCTGGCATAGCCATCTATGCCTTCCGCGATAAAATTATCGACGCTTTCAAAGGCATTGGCATAGTCTTTGTCGAAATAGCTGGCTTATATAAGAAAGTCTTTATTGAGCCAGTCTTAAAGTTGGGCCAAGTTGTTATTGATTTTTATCTCAAGCCTTGGCTTAAGATATTTGACCTTATCAAAAAGCCCTTTGAAATGGGCCTTAATTTCTTCAAAGATAAGTTCGTCGGACCGATCCAAAGGATTGCGTCTTCTATGGTTGACTCGCTAAAGAGTGCCTTTAAGCGAGTCACTGACTTCATCATTGCACCATTCAAGGCTGCTGCTGATGTTGTCAAGGGCGTGTTCAACACTCTTATTGGCATTGTCGAGAAAGGCATCAACTCGGCAATCGCTGGGATTAACAAGCTAATTCAAGCGGCCAACAAGGTGCCCGGAGTTAGCATCCCAACAATTAGCAATGTGACGTTGCCACGCTTCGCAGAGGGTGGCGTCGTTAATGGCCCTACTTTGGCAATGGTTGGCGAGGGAGGAGAGCCTGAATATATTGTGCCGCAGTCTAAGGCTGGCAAATTTGCGGCCAACTGGATGGCTGGTATGCGTGGCCCTGCTGCCATCCCGCGCTTTGCCGAGGGTGGCGTGGTGGTGCCGAGCAATGCGCAGATCAATGTTCAAACTGGTCCCGTGACACAAATGGATGGGACCAATTACGTCACTGTGTCTGATATGGAAAAAGCCATGCAATCAATGGCCGTGTCAATTTATAGCAGTGTCAGATCTTCCGGTGGCCGTAGATACGCAGGAGTGCGATGAAAACCAATAGAAGCCAGGCGCTTTATATGCGCATTTTCGATAGCACCAACACCTACCACAGGTGGCAATCCTTCTATGTCAATCAATCAGTGACATGGGACGGCGCGTCATGGTCTTATCATCCATTTGTAATCAATGCCTTTACCGGCAGCGCAGGCGCCCCTGGGTCAAACTTGTCCATTGAAATTCCGGCCACAAAGCAGGCGGTTGAAGCTTTCAACTACGGTCTTGGCTTGAATTGGTTGTGTGAAGTCAAGCTATATGAATTTGATGCCAAGCTGACCCAAGCTGCTCCGCCAGCTGGTCAAACGTTGATTGCGTCGGTGATTGGAGAAATCATTGCTGTCTCCGGTAGCTTCACGCTGCTTGAGGTTACTCTTGGCTCAGGCCTTGCACCTATAGGAGCTCAAGTGCCGCCACGCAACTACACGACTGCCTTGGTCGGCACTCCGCTGAAAATATGAGCACCTTCAACGAGCCGCTTAGTATCATTCGCGCGCAGGATAATCTAGGCGTTGTACCGCTGCAGGATGACGCAGCCAAGGGTGCAACAAGCCTAGATGTCGAGCAAAGTGCCATTGTTCTTGGCGAGCCAATCCCTATTGTGTTTTGCCGGCGCATAGACGGCATCGGTGGAGTCTTGGTGAGTCCACAAGCTACAGAGGCTGGATACTCAAACGATCCGAGCACAAATGAATTGACCGTCAATCTTGAGTTAGTTCTAAGTGAAGGTGAGTTACCACTGCTGCAGATTCGCGATGTTTTCCAGCGTGCCTGCCGTGTTGGCACTTGGGCTCAGGCCTATGATGCACGCGCAGGCAACTGGAATCCTGGCAACACAACTACGATTGTTTCTGGCACAACGCCATGGAACTGCCCTGTGTATTGCGGCACTAGCGGTAGCTACGAGAATATAACAACGCTGAGTTACACAAACACGCACGCCGATGAAGACGATACATGGAGCAAACAGGTTCATGCCTTTGTCCGGCAGGGCTTGCAGCTAACAAGGATTATTGATAATACGTACGGGCCCAGCAATAACTTTATAGATCTTGCGTTGTATTTGCTAGACGCCACGAATCGGGTGCCGTCATCTTTGATCGACAGTGCGGCAATGCTTACGGCTGCACAGTTTACCGAAGAGAATGGACTGTATTTCAATGGAGTGCTGCGACAATCTCAAAATCTAGAAGATTGGCTGTTTGAGACGAGCATTGGTTTTTTGCTCCGCCCAAGTGAGCGCAATGGTAAAAAAATTCTTAAGCCGCGTCTGCCGATCAATCAAGATTACACAATAAAAACAACTGCCATCACGCCCGTTTTTGGATTTACTGAAGAGCACATTATCCCTGGCAGTTTTGAGATTGACTATGTGCCATTGAGCGACCGTATTCCGACATGTTTTGTTGTGCTTTGGCGTCAGCAGCCTGACGACGACATTGGCATCATCAGAAATACTGAAGTGCGTTTTAACGGTGAGGCTTTATTTGGTCCATACGAACAGCAAGATCTAAGTGCGTTCTGCACCTCTGAAGACCATGCCGTCAAGGTTGGAGCTTATTATGCAGCACGAAGAAAGTACATCACTCATAGCCTGCGGATTAGCGTTTTGCCCGATGCGTTTAATAGCACGCTTGAGATTGGTGACATTGTGCGCGTTCAGTTGCGACGCGAAACTGATTCCAGCGAGTATGCGCTGCATGATTACTTCTACGAAGTAGACAGAATCAATAAGAACACCGGAGGTAGCATCGATTTGGATCTAACGCATTTCCCAATCGATGAGCAAAACCGTAGCCTAGTGGCATTGCAGGTGGCACAAGCGGTTGGCGTTGGCTACACGATGCCAACAGGTCGCACAAACTTTGATTGCGACATCTCTGGCAGGCGTACAAATAGCAATCCAATCACTGAGCTTGTCGACCCAAATCCGCCAGCGATACCAAGTCCAGATAACTTCGAATACAATTTGCCGGCTGTCACAGTCGTTTCGGATACTTCCGCTGTTCAAGTTGGTGGTCAAACAGTCCCTAGTACCAGGAACGAAATTTTTGCTCGTACTGGTGGGGCATTGCCGTTAGGTGGCGTCAATAATCCAGACGACGACATTACAGAAGAAGCGCCCGAAATCACAGGGCAAACGGGCGATTTTGATCGGCCCGTTAATGGCGATACACTTGAAACAGCACCCAACTGCCCGAATGGGCGAGCGACTTGGTACAAGCGGCCTAAGGACGGGGGTGATCGCACTCAGTTGCAGCAAGATGATTTAACTGGCAATAACACCAGCACTTACACCGTAACGACTTCTGATATTGATAACATCATTGAAGTTGATACTCAGTGCCCTGATCCCAGCTCACCTGATGGTTACGGAACACCTCTAACGCAAACGACAGGGCCAGTTGAGGCGAACTACAATTTTTATAACTACGTTCGTTGGACAGGGACAAAAACAACGCCATCCGGCACAACTGCATACACGTCTGCGTGGCTAAACATTTCCGCTGGAAATATGGCAGCAACCATAAGCGGTGTTTGGGGCTGTGTCGGCAATGTTCCGCTTGCAGTCAACGAAGGGACGACATGCCCAGCTGTTGGACCAGTCAACTGGAGAGCATCTGTCTACACAACTAATAAAAATACAAATCCAACAGGTCTATATGGAATTGGAGACTTGTCCTACTACGACAAACTTGCTGCATTTAACTCAAGCCCATGCTCTAGTCCTACAACAGGTTTCGGCTGGAGCGGCACCGTAACAGGTCGCACGCTGTCAGTGGCTGGCAAATGGGAGTTCAGCGTCAACGGCAGCACTGTTGCAGCAGAATGGGAAGGTCGCACAGATCAAAGTGAGGGCGAGTGATGGCTGATTTTCCTGCATTGAATCCGTCATCACGAATTTTCACGCCAGGCGTGAAAGCCCATCAGACCTTGGGTGCTATGACTGGCGATTCGGTTTCTGTTGTTAATTCAAACGCGTCCACTGGTTGGCGCCTACGGCTCAGTTTCAATGCTTTATCGATTGCTGAGCATTTTGAAATAACTAGTCACTATATGCTACATGGCCGTTTTGAGCCATTTGCCCTGCCTGCGATTGTTACTGTTGGATCAGATATGACATTTCCATCCGGCTATGCTTGGCTGTATGTGAGTGCGCCTGAGACAAGCTATTCAGCCACTAGCACATCAGTTAGCGTTGAGCTAGAGCTGCTGCCCCCGTACACCATATGACGACATTCCCTGAGCTGTGCCCGAATAGTATCGAGTTTGATCTGGGCCAAGCCAATATCAGCGAGGAGGCCACTTACGCTGGGCCTATTAGGTTTCGTCATTCGGCGCGAATCAACAATCAAATACTCAGGCTGAGGTATGAGTATCTCAATCAAGCCGAAATAGCGCAACTGCGCACGCATTTCTACGAAAACCAATCATCAATAAATAGGTTCGACTTACCCATCGCCATATGGGGCGGCCTGAGTGTTGTGCCATCTACAGCTCTGTGCAATTATCTGGCACCTTTTGAAGAGGAGCAATTAGGCACTCGTTACAATGTCACGATAGAACTGAGAATTGTTGATAGTATCATCAATCTGTATATCTTGCAGTGTGGTTCGACGGCTGCCAGAAATGTTGAAGCCGTAACGACATTCGCATTTGTCGGCTATGCGCCTTTCATCTTGAATGGCGGAAATGCAAGCGTTGCGGCTACATTGGTCCTAAATGGCGGCGGTGCCAGCTTGTGACGACCCCAACCACAATTCAAGTAAAGCTGCAGATTCGGGCTGATACGGCTGCTAACTGGGCAGCCGTAAACCCGGTACTGCTCGCCAACGAGCTGGGACTAGAGTCGGACACCAAGAAATTCAAAGTCGGCAATGGCTCCAGTGCATGGAACAGCCTTGCCCACTTCCCGTCGATTGTTTCAGGTGGCACGGTCCTCGGCAACCTAGAAATCGGCACCACTGGCACGCTGACGTTTGAAGGCAGCACTGCCGATGGCTTTGAAACCACACTTGGCGTGGTCGATCCGACTGCAGACCGCACGATTCTGCTGCCGAACCAGAGCGGAACTGTGGTTGTCGGCGGAAACGCCAGCATCACAAACGCAGATATTGCCACCAATGCTGAAATTGCTGTTGGCAAGCTTGCTGATGGCGCTGCCCGCCAATTGCTGCAGACTGATGCCGCTGGCACGGGCGTTGAATGGACAGATAATGTCGACATTCCCGGCACGCTCGATGTAACCGGAGCTGCAACATTTGACGCTGCTGTAACTGTTGCAGGTGACCTTACTGTTAACGGTACGACTACAACGATCAGCACTCAAAACCTGCTGGTCGAAGATAAAAACATCATCATCGGGGACGTTGCTACTCCGACAGACACAACAGCCGACGGCGGTGGCATCACGCTTAAAGGCGCCACCGATAAAACAATCAACTGGGTCGATTCCACGGATGCATGGACTAGTAGCGAGCGATTCAGTGTGCCGCTTGGTAGCGCATCTGCACCATCGCTGACATTTACTGGTGATCCCAATACCGGCATTTATTCACCTGGCGCAGATCAAGTAGCCATCAGCACTAGCTCCTCTGAGCGCATTCGCATCGGAGCAAATGGTGAGATCGGATTGGGTGGTGCTAACTACGGCACCAACGGGCAAGTTCTGACGAGTTCTGGAACTGGCGCTGCGCCGACTTGGACAACTCCATCGGCAGGCAACACTGACAAGATTGAGGAAGGCAACACATCCGCCGAAGTGATTGATACCGGCAGCGATGGCCGGTTTGTGGTGACGACGGAAGGGACGGAGAGGCTTCGCATCGCCAGCACTGGAGCCCTCGGTCTTTCCGGCGCTAACTATGGTTCATCCGGTCAAGTTCTAACGTCGCAAGGTTCTGGTGCAGCTCCGCAGTGGGCGACGCCTTCTGGAGGTTTAACATTACTTTCAACAATCACCGCAAGTGCAGTAAATACAGTTGATTTTACAAGCGGATTCAGCTCCTCGTACATTGACTATTTTATAAGCATCGACAACTTTTCGCAGAATAGCGGAGAGCTGCACTTCTTCGTTTCTACTGATGGTGGTTCTAGCTACGTTAACACCGGTTATCGCAATGCTGGGGCGGTTATTTCCCAAAGCGCAATATTTTCACAAGTCAATGGACAACTGAAGATCACAAGCTGGACTGGCGTAAACAGTGAAGGAATCTTCAGAGTCTCTCTTTATGGTGCTTATGCTACAACAAGAAAGTTAGTAGTTTCGGATTCTTCATTCAATCTTAGCGGATCAATAGTGTATGGCAGGTACACGACATCTGTTGACACAACATCGGTTGTAAATGCTTTTAGGATAAAGGCCGAAGGTACTGGTAATATTACCGGCACCTTTAGGCTTTTTGGCGTCACCAAAATCTAAGGAGGCAATCCTAAAATGACCTTATACCACGCAACAGAAAACGGCATCATTCCATTTACTCAGGAGGAAGAAGCGCAAGCTCTTATTGAGCAGCAAGAGTATTTAGCAAAAGAAGTCACAAAAAAAGCATCTTCTATTCGCGAAGAACGCAATCGTCTACTTACTGAAAGCGATTGGCGGGCACTAGCTGACCAAACACTCACTGACGAATGGCGTGACTACCGGCAAGCACTTCGGGACATAAGCTCTCAAGAGGGTTTTCCTGAGTCTGTTGCTTGGCCTCAAAAGCCTGATTAGTAGTCCCCTTCGATACTGGTTTTGCGCAGCATGAGTCTGGCAGGCACATTCTTTGTCAGCCAGACACGTTTTTGAGCAAAGCCCCTTCTCCTCTAGTCCTCGTTCACCTAAAGTTGTGGGGCAGCGAGTTTGCACCTCCTGCCCCTGGCCACAGTTCCCTAGAAACCATGACCCAAGAAGAATACCGCTCCGAGATCACGCTGAGCGAGCGTGGCAAGGAAGTCATCCGTGTTGACGAGGAAGGCTTCCACTACAACGGTCAGTTCATTGCTGACGCCGGTGAAGCGCATCGCTTGCTGGTCGAGTTCCTGAAAAAGCACACCGCCTAGTCATTACCACTAATCACCCATGCCCGTAACAACAATCAAACGCTGTCAATCTGAATCCGAGTGGTGGTGGACAGTTGAAGACTGCGCTGCCGAGTACGACGTAGAGCCTGGCTCTGGCCTCACCATCAAGTATCACGACGACAAGGATCAAGTGGGTGAGACAAAGCTAAGCCTTAGCAAGGAAGACGCTCTTCTCATTCGTGATGCAATCAATCAGCTTTATCCGCCCTCTTAGCCGCTTCCACTTCTATGTCTGAACTGCAGCACACCGACGATGACCTCGATGAGTTTGCCACCTTTTGGTGGGGGCCTGAGACCGACAACCTCACGGTCACAGAAGCAATCGAGAACGGTCAGATGACGGCATTTATCCGAGCAGTGTCCACCTGGCTAACTGAGTAGTCACCTTCACTAGGCGGGCAACCGGCCTGTTCAACAGGTTGCACCCACCAATAAGCTGGAACATCGCCACCTCATCCATGGCTAAAGCCGCGCCTGCACCTGAACCGACCGTTACGGTTGCTTGGAACATCGCCAACCTCGAGCGCGAAACCGCCGATGGTTATGTCTACACCGCTCACTACACCGTCGATGCGCATGACGGCACCTACTCCGCTGGCGCTTATGGCTCCATCGGCTTTGAGCGCCCTGAGAATCTGATCCCGTATGCCGATCTCACCAAGGAGCAGGTGATCGAGTGGGTCAAGGAAGCCCTCGGCAGCGACAAGGTGCTGGAGATCGGCCAGGCACTGCTGAACCAGATCAACGAGCAGCGCAACCCTACCAAGCAAGCCGGCGTTCCCTGGGCTAACTGATGGCCGTAAAATCCAAAACCGGCACAGCCCGCCTAGATCACCAACCAGGGCCGCCGAAAACTACACGGTCTGGATTCGGCCAGCACTCACGCCCACGCCGCCGCGGCAAGAAACCCTTACGCGGTCAGGGTCGGTAAGCTGGACAGGTAGCCCCATGGCGCCATGATCGAAGTCATCGCCGCCGTTGCTGGCGCTTCTATATCAGTTGCCGCCATGGGTGCTGCTGGTTTCAGCCGCAAATCTGATGAGGCCCGCGAGGCCGTAATCCGTCTCACCTCAGCCGTGGAGCACATCGCATCACAGCTTGAGGTGCTTCACACTGATATCAAGGAAGATCGCAAAGAGACATTCGGCCGGCTATCGACGGTAGAGCAACGGGTCTCTAGGTTGGAGGCAGCACCCAACCGCTAGCAATGGAACAGGCAACCACTCTTGCCATCGTCGCGATCATCGTCGCCGCTGGCTCTGAAATCATTGCCATCAGCCCTCTGAAATCCAACAGCTGGCTGCAGCTGCTATTTCAAGCGCTGCGCCTGATGTTCCCAAAGCAGCGCCGCTGAATCATGGCGAACGACGCGCCAATCTCATTGCAGCAGCTCTTCAAGTATTACAAGGGCCAGCCGCATCAGACCGCCGCGATTCAGCAGCTCGAGTCCGATCTCTCCGCCAACGGCTACAACGCCGCGATGCGCCGAGACCGCGCATGGTTTCAAACGTGGAGCCAAGACGGCAAGCAAACTGATCTGGCCGCGGCCATCAAGCTGATTAAGGAGTTCGAGGGTTGCCATCTCTCGGCATACCCCGATCCACTGAGCGGTGGCGATCCGTGGACCATCGGCTATGGCACCACGCGCTACAGCAACGGCAATGCCGTGAAGCGTGGCGACAAGATCAACGTGATCGAGGCCGATATGCTGCTGCGCCTTGAGATCGACCGCATCACTGACAAGCTCCGCACCACCATCCCGCACTGGAATGTGATGGATGACAACCAGCGCTCGGCGCTGGTGAGCTTCGCCTACAACCTCGGCGCTGGCTTCTACGGATCCGCTGGATTCGAGACCATCAGCCGGTGCCTGCGTGAGCGTGATTGGGCCGCAGTGCCAGCAGCGCTCGAGTTGTACCGCAACCCTGGCACCCCAGTTGAGGCTGGACTATTGCGCCGCCGCCGCGCTGAGGGCGAGCTATGGGGCAAGCATCAGGCCGCGGCTGCACCGGAGACCGCCAAGCTGCGCCCCGGCAGCCCATTCACCGCACGGATCACGCCACACATCAGGCTGGGTGAGTTCGCGCTGGATCAAGAGGCGAGGCGGTTCGAGCATCAGCATCAGGTGGATACGGCCGCTGAGCTGGCTGCCTTCCTAGAGCGTGCTCGGACTCACTTCGGCGGTAAACCTGTGATCATCACCAGCGGCTATCGCAACCCTCAGATCAACGCCTCAGTGGGAGGCGCAAAAAATAGCGAGCATCTCTACAACGCTCCGGGCGTCGGTGCTGTTGACTGGCTGATCGAGGGGGTGGACATTAACCGGCTGCAGACTTGGTGCATCGCAAACTGGCCTTACAGCACCGGCAAAGGCGCTCCGCGTGGCTTCATCCACACCGGCATCAGACAAGGCCGACCGAAGGTGGTCTGGGACTATTGAAGCCATCCCCATTTTTTGCCAGACCGTATATCTCGAACATGTTCGCGTGATATGCCAAACCTGGCGGCTATTTCTTTTTGTGTTCCATTTGCGGCTCGGATTGCATGTATCTGATCGCGCTTTAGCTTTGAAGTAGGACAACGCTCACCGCGGTTTGTTGTGCCATGCTTTGAAGCGTCTGCCATGTTTCCTTTGCGCGTATCCCATCGAAGATTGCTTAAGTTATTGTCTGTCCTAATACCATTGCCGTGGCAAGCTTCATGCCCATAAGGGCATGGTCCTACAAAGGCTTCAAGCACAAGTCGTTGAACATGCCGCACAGATCCACCCAAGTTGACTTGGTGATAGCCAGTGTTTGCTACAGAAAGCCGGAGTAGCCGGTTGGTTCGATTGCTCCAAACACGTCCGCGGTTTGAAACTTCGTACTGGCCATCAGAGCCAGGCACGGGCTGCCATACTTCAAACATCGCCTATCGGTGGTAGGTGGTCACGCTCCAGGGGCGGCAACCCGCTGGGGCACCCAAATCCTAACGGTGCAATCGAGTGCTCGTTCCTGATCATGAAATCCGGCGGCTGTGCAAGCAGCACGCCATGGTGATGCCGTTCGATGAAGAGCTGCTAAACCCGGCCAGCTTGGATGTGACCTTAGGCAGCCGGATCATGATCGAGGTGGCAGAGACGCCTGAGCTGCAGGTGGTCGATATCCTCGGCCATACGGCAGATGATCCATATCTGATCCAGCCGGGCGAGTTCTTCCTGGCTGAAACCCGTGAGATCTTCAACCTACCGAACCACATCGGCGCTCAGTTCGTGCTCAAGTCCAGCCGCGCACGCGAGGGTTGGGACCATGCTGAGGCCGGCTGGTGTGATCCGGGATGGTATGGCAGCAGACTCACGATGGAGATTTGCAATCAACGCAGACTGCATCCGCTCGGCATCTGGCCCGGCATGAAGATCGGGCAGATGAAGTTCATCCTCGTGAGCGGCACTGTGGAGCGCAGCTACGCCGAAACTGGAAGATATAACGCAGACCTGGGCGTCACCGCATCCAAGGGCTAGCGTTCAATCGGAGAGCCAAAGGTCCACTAAGCGCCGGCCTGAGCAACTGGCGCTTTTTTCATGGGATGCACCAACTCACCCATCCGCAGGCGATAGATCTTGTTTGGCGCTTCGGCGGGATCATCCATTGGGATCATCGTGTAATCATCGCAGCCGTGTGATTCAGCAAAGTGGCTGGCGGCTGTGTGGCTGGGGAATGGCCCGACGTGCCAGGGGCCGATTCGAAGGATGTATGTCATGCGCGAGACCGTAGCGCGAATCCTGCGCTGCAATCCCATAGCAATTCTGTAATCCCATGAGACTCAGTGGCGACCGCTACCGTTAGCCAAGCGGCGGCCAGCCCATGCGGGCGTTCTACCTAGAGATCTCCGCCAAGCTGATCATCCGCTCTGATACGGAGCCGGATGATTTGCCTGCTGATATCTATAGCCATCTGGCTGAGTTCATCCCATCCGATGACGACATTATCGACATCGAGGTGAACTGCGTTCCTCTGCCGCCAGACCTTGGATCGCCATCACATTGAAGAAACGCGCCTGATCACACGGCGATCAGCACGCGATCAGATTCTCCTAGCTTGGAACTACCGCTGCGCCTACTGCGGCGATCAGCTGGGCCGCTCGCCAACGCTCGATCACATCATCCCGAAAGCACACGGCGGGCTCACGGTGCGCAGCAACATGGTTGCCTGCTGCTGGGCGTGCAACTCAAGCAAGGGGCACAAACCATGGGTCGATTGGTATCGCGCCCAGCCCTTCTGGACCACGCTTGGAGAGTGGGCAATCGCGCAATGGTTAGGGCAGGATGCGACTGCACACCCACAGCGCGATCAGGCACGTCGCCCAATACTCGACGATGAGGATCAGCACATCGCGTAGCATCAGCGGGCCAGCAGATGATCGAGATACAGCTCGGCCTGCCATAGGTCGGAGCTATACCGGCAGACACCACCGACGCAGCTGCGGTAGTAGACCTCACCCTGCACTGGCATCAGGGTTTCGATGTAGCCGCCGTCTCGGTCAGTGCGGCTGATGACTTCCGTGCCGAACATACAACTCGCACCTGGCCGCGTAACGGCCGCCGCTTCTCTTTGATTCTGGCAACTCAAAAGCGCAGCGCTGCCTGCCCATATCCCACTGCTGACAATCCCAGCACATCAATGGCTCAGCAGGCCGCAACTTGCGGCGTGCAGCCTGGTAGAACTGCTGCGCCTTCAACAGTGCTGACTGCAGCTGAATGGCGCCGGTATCCATCTCGATCTGATGCTCTGGCTTGGGGCCCAGAATCACTCGAGCGTGCCAGGTGCGATCTGAGCGACTGCACAGCAGCAACAATCGGCCGCCGTGCAGGCTGATCATTCAACCTCGCCTGCCGCTGGCTGGTGATAGATCCGCTCGAGCAACATGCTGGCCGGCTCGCTTGGCGTATCGGTCACATACGCCGCAACCGGATCAGTGCCATCAGATGCCACATAGATGCAGGGGTAGCCGTATGGCTTCACCACCACTAGCCCGGTGTTGCGGCTGCGCGTGAGAATCCGAAGCGCAAGGCGCTCGAGGATATTCAGGCCCGGCAGCTGTTGCATCATCCCTCCAGTTTGGCAATCAACCGCTCGATATACCATCTGCACTTGCGGGCATCCTCGAGGGCGTTCCCTTTGCACCAGATGCGCAGCAGATATTTCAGCGCCTGACCTTGCAGGTAAGCGGGCACCATATGGGGCGCATCGCTTACCGCAGCCTCGATCACATCAATCGCCTCGACTGGGCCGCGGCGGTAGTGCGGTGGGTTGATCGGGTCGGTCATGCCACCACCTGCCGCTCGGCGTTCTTCCATTTCTTGCGGTTCACAATGTCGCACACGTGCGGCACGCTGATGTCATAGGTGAGCGCAATATCAAGCATCGTCTGCCCCTTGGCGTATAGCTCGCGGATCTCAACGGCGTTCTGCGGGGTCAGCTTCATTTCCACTTGTCTCCAAGGAGCTGCTGGCGACACGCCTCGATGGCTTGCTGCGCATTCTTCTGTGTCATCACTGACTCGGTTGCATCCATGGCACGCACCACGCGATCCAGCAGATTGGGGTAGTACGTGTCACGGAAATTGGCGGCCAGATCACGGGCGAACTCATCCCAGAGGCCGGTATAGGTGCAACGCAATGGGTGACCGTATGGCAGGTCATCACGGCCGCTGCGCTGGTAGAGCGCTTCCATCATGTTGGCGCGTTGCTGATCCAATCGAATGCGGGCGTTCATGGTTCAAGTAGCTGGGAGATGTGTTGCAGTTCAGCGCAGAGCTGCTGAGTTCGGGGTATGGCACGAAGCTGCTGGATTCTGAAATCGATCAGATGCTGCAGGCGCTCACGCTCATCCTGCCGGCCTTGCTGGTATGCGCCCGAGTCTGTGATCAACTGATTGATGCGGTCGCGGATGGTGCTCATTCCACCTCCACTGCAGCGGCATCTGGCCAGCGGTTGCGGGCATATTTCTGCGCAGCGGCCTTGGATTCGGCACGCGTGTACCAAACGAGCGGCTGGGCGCTCTTGGGGTAGACAATGACTTTGTAATCACGCACACGGGCGTTATGGCGTGGCCGGCTGATGCCCTCGCCATAGCTTCCAAGGGTCTCAGGATCAGTGCGCCACTGGAATGCAGCAACCTCAGCCATGGCAGTTCGGATCGGTAACGGTTTCAGGGTTCAGCCATTCGATCTGGTTCCACCAAGGGAGCCACGTATCGGCGGCGATCAGTTTGGCCTCGGTGAGGCTATGCGCTGAGATGCACTCAACGACGTTGGCGGAGCGGATCTGAAAGTAAAAGCGGCGCTCAGTCATGGCGCACCACCTGCTGCGTGCCTGAGTGGGTGGGGCTGTGATGTGCGCCGGATTCAATGCCGATCATTGCGAACACGGCCGCGGCGATCAGCAGACAGATGGCATTGTTAATGCGGTTAATCATGAGGCAAGCGCCCGGCGGACGCGATAGCGGGACAGATTGAGACGGGCTGCGATCTGCTGCTGGCTGAGGCCAGTGCGTCGCAGGATGCGGATGCGGCGATCATCAGAAGCTGTGATCCAGTCGATCACCGCCACTACGAACAGCAGCGGTAGTAGCAGCTTCCAGATCACCAAGAGAGTGGTGGTGATCATGGGTTGGTTGCGATGCCCTTGCGGGCGTGCCGTTAGTATGCCCCGCCGGCGGTTCACCCTGCTAGGGCCCTGTGACAGTTCTTCACACCGCCTGGCTGCCGACCGCCAAATCCACCGGCACGCGCAGCACCGGCACACTCTTCTTGGTATCCGGCGTGCGCTGCCAGCCGATCACTGCCACGTGTACCGGTAGTTCCACCGTGTACCAAACGTGCCTGCACTGCACGCACCTCCGCTGGCGCGTCACTTTGTCCGCTTCCTTCCCGTTCGTGCTAATCGCCCTAATCTCACTGCTACCGCAACGCGGGCACTCCATAGGTAACCTGAACCTGTACCCCGTCACTATGGCACAATGAACTTCGGGGAGTGGATGTGCGTGCAGCTCACGCCAGAACAGCAATTTGAGATCGAAAAACAAGCCCGCACCCTCATCGCAAGCGAGGATGCAGGCTTCATGGCAGCGGCTTTGCTCAAACAAGCCTGCTATCAGCAGCAGCTGCTGCAGCAGGCCGTCAATGAGATCGCACGCCTTGAGTGCGAGCTAATGGGCCGGCCCTAGAACAGGTCCGGCTCGATCTCAACCACCACCCCATCGGTGGCCGCGGCCAGGCTTTGCGCTGCAGCGGTCACCTGGGCGGCAGGTGGAACCCAATCACGCGGCGGTTGCGCCACAGCGCTCACATACGCGAGCCCCTTCTGGCTGGTTTTCTTCCAGCCGCTGATCGGCACCTGGACTGAGCCGTACTGATCAGGCGTCTGGCTCATCACGAAAGCGCAGAACGCGTCAAGCTCATCGACTTTCACGTTCATCATTCCGCTGAAGTCCACCTTGCTATCAGGCTTGGTGCTCTTGAAGATGCTCAGGTTCAGTTTGAAGCTCATGATTGTCCTGGGGTGATGGTGTTGGCCTGTTCGTAGCGCTCCACCTCGGCCAGGGGATAGAGCACGAATCCGGGCGTCCTGAAATAAGCAGGGCCCTTGCCGGCATCACGCCAACGCTTCAACGTGTCGCGATGCAAGCCCCATCGCTTTGCCAGCTGGGGCGCAGTCAGATACTCAGAAGAGCTCATCCTGATCGGCCTCCACTGGTGCGGCAACAGGCTCAGGTGCAGGGGCAGGCTGGGCGATGGCAGCATTCAGATCCGCCACGCTGGTTTCCGTCACGGTGACAGGCTGCACATCGAGCACCTCTTCCTGGCTCTGCATCCCGAGCAACATATCGCTGGCATACAGACGCCCCCAGAAGGAAGCTGCTCTGTATTGGATCATGATCTCCGGGAAGGTCTGCCACTTTGACCCCTGCTTGGTGGCCCATCCTTCTTTCTTGGCCATCGCCATCGTGATGGTGGGGCCTTTAAGCTCCTGGCCGCTGGCGAGATCCTTGGCGACCGCATAGCAGGCAAGGCTGTCACCCTGGCCACTCAGTTCAAAACGCAATGGGCTGAACCGGCCGCAGCCATTCACCATTGCAATGATGAAGCTGCTGCTCCAGCTGGGGCGGCCATGAATCACGTGCAGATGCTGCATCGCGAGAAATGGGCTGATGCCCATCCGGTTGGCGATCTCAAGCGCCACAAGGCAGTTGGCAAAACCCTGTTGCCCTTGAAACTGAGGTGGGATCAGTGTGCTGCTGGCCAGGGCCTTAGCGATCCGCTGCGCATCCTCGAATGCTTGGATGCCAGAGAACACTGAGCCCGATGGGCTGGTGGTGATGGCTGATTGTGCGTCCATTTAATAGGTCTCGATTTCAGTGTTTGCCTGCTGCTGGCCAGTGGCGCCAGTCATCCAACCCGGCAGGCTGATGGTTTCGATCTGATCGCTGTAGCTCGGCCAGTGATCAGCGGCCTTGCATACCGCCAGCTTGGCTAGATCGCGCATTGCCTGATCGTGGCCGCGCTCGATCATCTCCGCATCGGCGGCATAGACAGCAACCGCATAGGGAGCCGTCGTCTCGACGCAGATGAAGATGAACTGATCCGGGCGTTTGCCGGTGGCCTGCTCGATGCCGTGCAGATACCAACCGGCCTGCACGTGATAGCGGTAGTCCGCAATGCTGCGCTTGAAGCCCTGAATGCTGGCGCTCTTGGTGGTCTTGAGATCCACCACGATGCTGGCGTCATCGGTCAACCAATCCGGCCGGCATTTGCACTCAAGCCCGGTGCTGGCATCAGTCCACATATGAGTGGTCTCCGCCTTACCCGGCAGGCCCAGCAGCATTGCAGCAGCAGGATGGCGCATCACTGCGCGACCCATCGCCATCACCTGCGCCGCATCATCGGCGGTGATTACCGTTTTGCGCTTGGCCGCTGCTTCAAACGCTGCCCATTGCTGACGCCCTTCCTTAGTACGCCGATTGATGTCGCTTGGGGCAACGGCGATTTGATCGTCCCATTTGCTTAGCTCAAGCACGTGCGTATGAAGTGCAGTGCCAAGGCGCATGGCTGGCGTTGGCTCAGGCCAAACTCGATCAGGATCTAAAAACCGGGCCCAGTAATGGAGGGGGCTTTTTGCGATCTGATCGAGGCCGGACTTGCTCACCGCCCAATGCCGGTGATAGTCGGCGTTCTCCATGAGTCGTAGCGAGTTGCCCCCAGATGCTAGCACTTGCGGCCAGATGCTGCTAGGTTCGGCAGGCCACGGCACGAACCATGCGCCAGTACCTCGAACAATCCGTCTACGACGCCGCTATTGAGCGGCTGGATTTCGTGTTTGCCAACTTCAAGCGCGTCTACGTCTCCTTCTCTGGCGGCAAGGACAGCGGCGTTCTCCTTAATCTCGTTTGCGACTACATACGAGACAGGCGGCTGTCGGTCAAGGTTGGCGTCCAGATCATGGACAACGAAGCCAACTACAACCACAGCGAGGAGTTCATGCATCGCATCCTCGAAGCCAATCGAGACATCCTCGACATCTATTGGTGCTGCCTGCCCATCACGCTGCCCTGCACCGTCAGCTCTTACGAGATCGATTGGCAGTGCTGGGGCGAGGCTGACCGCCATCGCTGGATTCGCCCCATGCCGCAGCAGGATTACATCGTCAACCTGCAGAACCATCCATTTGGTGGCCTGTTCATTGAGAACATGGACTACGCCACCTTCTGGGACATGTTCGCTGAGTGGTATAGCCAGGGTGAGCCGTGCGCAAACCTGATCGGTATCCGCACTGTTGAATCACTCAACCGTTTCAGGGCAATCCTGAACCAAGACAAGGAGACGATGCTTGGCCGGATGTGGACCAAGAAGAACACAGCCCATACCTACAACTGCTATCCGATCTATGACTGGCGGACAGAGGACATCTGGACCGCTAACGCAAAATTCGGCTGGGACTACAACAAGCTCTATGACGTGTTCTACATGGCTGGTATCCCCATCAAGAAGATGCGAGTTGCCTCGCCGTTTATGTCAGAGTCCAAATCCAGCCTCGCCATGTATCGGGTAATCGACCCACAGATCTGGGCGAGGCTTTGCGCCAGAGTCGGCGGTGCCAACTTCATGGCCACCTACGGCAAGCAGCTTGATTACAAATCCTTCAGGTTGCCCGCTGGCCATACGTGGAAATCCTTTGTCAAGTTTCTGCTCGCTACCCTCCCCGATCAATCAAGCGCAAATTTTAAGCAGCGCTTCATCCAATCAATCCGCTACTGGGGCAGGGTGGGGCGCGGTCTTCCTGAATCGATCATTGAAGCTCTTGGCCGTATTGGCATCCGCTTCTACATCAATGGCACCACGCGTCACGGCGGCAACAACCTGCGCCGTGTTGTGATCAAGGTACCACCCGATCATCTAGATGATCTGCCATGTCACAACAGCATGGTCACATCGTGGAAGCGCTTTGCCATCACGGTTCTCAAGAACGACCACACCTGCAAGTACCTCGGCTTGGCGCCAACGCAAGAACAGCAGCGCCGCCAGAAATCAATCCAACGCAAGTACAGCCAAGTCCTCAACCGCTCCGCCAAATGAAGATCCTGAACGCCACCCAACTACCTGACGACCGCGTTGTGCAATGCCCACGCGGTGGCTTCACCAGCCATCGCCTTGTCGTTGAAACTGACGGCATGGGCTACAGCATGACCAAAACCGTTATCCACCCTGGCAAGCCCCACCGCTGGCACTACCAGCACCACCTCGAAACCTGCTACTGCGTCAGCGGCAAAGGGCTGCTGATCAACGAAGCAACGCAAGAAATCATCGCGGTTGGCCCTGATGTGACCTACGTGCTTGACAAGCACGATGCTCACACGTTTGAAGCCTTAGAACCCACAACACTGATCTGTGTTTTCAATCCACCTCTAAAAGGCGACGAACTCCACGATGAGAACGACTCTTACCCTTGGCGATCCCCGGTCTACTCTGTCCGCAGTATTCCTATCGAGAAAGTTACCGCCAACGATTACAACCCCAACTCTGTGGCGCCGCCTGAAATGGCACTACTCGAAACATCAATTTGGGAAGATGGCTACACACAGCCTGTCGTTGTTGTGCATGACGCCGAACGCGACTTATATGTGGTCGTTGACGGTTTCCACCGATACCTGACGCTGAAGAACAGCCAGCGCATCCGCGAACGTGAAGGCGGCCGCTTGCCCGTGGTTGTGCTCCGCAAAGAGCTGCACGACCGGATGGCATCAACCATCCGTCACAACCGCGCTCGTGGTTCGCACAACATCGAGCTGATGAGCGTGATCGTTGCCGAGCTGATCGAAATGGGCAAAGGCGACGCATGGATCTGCAATCACATCGGCATGAGCCCTGATGAGCTGCTGCGCCTTAAGCAGGTGACCGGCCTTGCATCCCTGTTCCTTGGTAAAGATTTCAGCAAGGCATGGGACGTTGAGCAAATCGACAACGTGACGGAGGATCTCGAGCGTGAAGCTGAAGAGGATCTGGTTACCAATTGATTGCTGGGAAGAGATCGGTTTCAACATGTGGGGCGAGGTGGCTAATCGCCGCCTCTTCCTGCAACGGGCCGTGATCTTCACCGGCAATCACCGCCTCTACGGGCGCTATATGCAACGGGTCACCGTGGAGTGGCCCAACAGCTGCATCAATGCACTGACTGACTACAACCTGAACCGCAAGGCATGGATTGGGCACGCAGCCTGTGCTCTCGCCTTGCGATGCCCTGAAGACATCACACGACAAGCCTGGGGGCTATTGACCAATGAGCAACGGATTCTGGCGAACCACCAAGCAGACAGAGCCATTCAGTCCTGGGAGATGCGCTACCGAGCGAGTCTCGGAATACGTGCGGACGTGGCAAGCCCGTTGTTATTCGCAAGAGATCCCAGATGAAGTGCCGACCAAGGTGGCAGCATCCGGCCGTGCGCCATCGTGGCGTGCAGTGGCCGTGGCATTGCTGCAGAACGATCTGCACCTATACCAACTCGGTTATGCACGACCTGCATACCATCAGCAGCGCCGGGCTTTGACCATGGCGCAAATCGCCATGCATGGCGAACCTGCAGATGGCACTCAGCTGGAGCTGCCGTTATGAACCTTCGCACATATCAGCAGCAAGCCATCGATAATCTACGCTCTGCCATGCAGCAGGGCGCCAGGGCACCATTGCTATGCCTACCCACTGGCGGCGGCAAGACGGTCATCCTCGCCACCATCGCCGCACAAGCTGCAGCACGTGGCCGGCACGTTCTGATCCTTGTGCATCGTCGTGAGCTGATCCACCAAACCGCCATCAAGCTGCAATGGGCCGGCCTCGATCACGGCATCATCGCCGCTGGCCATCCAGCGTCCAATCACCCGGTGCAGGTGGCATCAGTTCAAACCCTCGTGCGCCGTTTCTCGCGCATGGAATGGCAGCCATCGCTCGTGATCATTGATGAAGCCCACCACGCAGCTGCAGGCTCATGGCGCCAGATTCTCGAGCACTGGCCTGATGCCTACCGCTTAGGCGTTACAGCTACCCCATGCCGGCTCGATGGCCGCGGCCTTAGCGAGGCATTCGATCATCTGGTCATGGGGCCCAGCGTTGCTGATCTTGTGTTCTGGGGATTCCTATCTGCCGCGCGGATCTATGCGCCACCTGTCGTTGCTGATCTATCCGGCATCCGGCGCCGTGCTGGTGACTATGCCAACGATCAGGCAGCAGCTGCCATGGATCGCCCCACGGTCACCGGCGATGCAATCGCTCACTATCAGCGCCTGGCCACTGGGCAGCAGGCCATCGCCTTCTGCTGCAATGTGGCGCACGCCGTCTCAGTGTGTGACGCGTTTAAGACAGCCGGGATCAGCGCAGCACTGCTGCTGGGCGATACGCAGGATCGTGATGCAGTAGTGGCGCAATATGCCGCTGGCGTGATTCGCGTGCTCGTGACCGTGGATGTGGTCTCCGAGGGCTTCGATGTGCCAGCAGCATCGTGCGCGATCCTGCTCAGGCCCACGCAATCACTCGGCCTCTATCTGCAACAGGTGGGCCGCGTGCTGCGCCCGGCGACAGGCAAGGATGCCGCGATCATCCTCGATCACGTTGGCAACGTGCCGCGCCATGGCTTCCCGGATGATCTGCGCGAGTGGAGCCTGACCGATGGTGTGGTGAAGCGCAGCCGATCATCTGGTCCCGCAGCGCCAACCGTGCGCACCTGCCAGGTCTGCTTCGCGGCCTTCGCGCCACAGCCGGCCTGTCCCTGTTGCGGCACACCCGTGCCGATCCAGCCCGCACGTCAGCTGCGCCAGGTGGCCGGTGAGCTGAAGGAGCTTCACCGCGAGGCCGTGCGTCAGCGTGTGGCTGAGCGCCGCCGTGCCCGCAACCTGCCCGAGCTCATGGCCATCGCACGCCAGCGCGGCTACAGCCCCGCATGGGCGTGGAAGGTCCACAATGCGCGGAGCAACGCGCAGCGATGACCCTCCGCATCATCGACACCTTCAGCGGGATCGGTGGCTTCTCGCTTGCCGCACGCTGGCTCGGCGGGTTCCAGACCGTGCAGTTTGTGGAATGGCAGCCCTATTGCCAGCGCATCCTTGCCCAGCACTTCCCCGACACACCCATCCATGGCGACATCTCAACCTTCTTCCCCGCAGCGGGAACAGCTGACGTTGTTTGCGGAGGTTTCCCCTGCCAAGACATCAGCACCGCAGGCAAGCAAGCCGGCATCAAACAAGGCACTCGGAGCGGTCTCTTTTACGAACTCATGCGAGTCGTTCGCACAGTTCGCCCCCGCTACGTCGTCATGGAGAACGTCGCAGCGATCACTTCTAACGGACTGGGAACCGTTCTCGGAGAACTGGCCGAAGCAGGGTTTGATGCGGAGTGGGCATGTATTCCGGCGAGTGCTGTGGGAGCCTGCCATCAGCGAGACCGCTGGTGGCTCGTTGCCTACGCCAACGACAGTGACATCACGGCAGAACAGCAGGAGCACAGACAGCAGCGGCAGGCCACTGTTGCAGATGGCGGTAAAGATCGGGATGCTGCCAACACCGAAGGCGGCAGACGGCGAAAGGGGGAGGGACAAGGCGCGAGCCAGGCCGGACACCAAGAGCCGGGAGCTGGCGACCACTGTGCGGGATCGAATGCTGCCCACCCCAACGGTCAACGACAGCAAGAACAGCACCCTGCCGCCATCGCAGATCGATCGGGATGGCCTCGCTGGGGCAATGCTCCGCGATCCCTCAATTCCGACTGGCGAAGCTACCTATCTGAACCCATCCTTCGTCGAGGAGATGATGGGCTATCCAGTCGGGTGGACCGTCTCAAGGCCTTAGGCAATGCAGTGGTGCCGCAGGTGGCGATGATTCCTCTGCAGCGCGTTCTGGATCATCACCGTGGCCAATGCTGAGACCGACCTGCAGCAGCGCATCCGTCTCGCGCTCGGCACGCACCCCGATGCCCGGCTCTTCCGCAATCAGGTCGGATCGCTGCCCGATCCGCGCACCGGCCGGCCCGTTCAGTTCGGCCTCGCACGTGGCTCTGCAGATCTGATCGGCTGGCGCACCATCACTATCACGCCCGAGATGGTCGGCCAGCGCCTAGCCGTGTTCACCAGTATCGAGGTGAAGACGGAGCGTGGCCGCGTCCGCCCAGAGCAGCACGCATGGCTCAGCACCGTGCAGCAATCGGGCGGCATCGCAGGGATCGCTCGCTCAGTCCAAGACGCAAACGATCTCGTGAGATAACTTGCCAACCTTGCTAACTGTCGCCACACTCTGCCGGCTACCCACCGAGAGCCGTTGTGGCCGCCATCGTCGATCAACTCACAGACATCCCTGACTCATGGGCCCTAGTCGCAGTCGGTAACGACAAGCGCCCATATCAACCCGAATGGCAGAAGCACCCGCTCACTAAGCGCGGCATTGAATCCGAACTAGCCTCCGGCCGTGCCGTAGCCGTTGGCGTCCTGGCCGGTCCACCATCCGGTGGTCTCCTATTCGTCGATCACGATGGCCTCGGCGCATCCGAGGTGCTCGAATCCATCGGCACATCCCTTCGCCAACTCCCCAAATCATGGGCCGTCACCTCTGGCCGTGATGGTCGCCTTCAGATCATCTACCGCGTTCCTGAACCCTTCTGGGATCGAATCAAGACCACCAAGCTGCGCAGCAGCATCAAAGGCGAGCAGCTGGAACTGCGTTGGACTGGCTGCCAATCCGTCGTTCTCGGCAAGCACCCCATAACCGGTTCCTACCGCTGGCTCAATGGCCGCGCCCCTGGTGACCTGCCCCTAGCCGAAGCGCCATCAATCCTGCTGCAGCAGATGCAGCGGCCCATCGAAACTCCTCCACTCCTGCCCACCTCACCCACAGACGACACCGACCGCGCTCGCCAATACCTCGCCAACATCCCCAGTTCCATCGCTGATGACTACGACGAATGGGTCAAGGTCGGCATGGCACTGCACTCCATCGGCAACGATGCCCTTCTCGCTGACTGGGCTCAGTGGTCTGCAGCATCCGGCAAGTTCAAGCCCGGCGAATGCGAAGCCAAATGGGCATCCTTCAAGTCCGACCATGGCGGCGTTGGTATCGGCACCCTCTTCCACCTCGCCGGTGGTATCTCGCCCCGTCAGCAGGCCATCAAGGCGCTCCAATCCGTCCTGCCCCCTGATGTAGCCGCAACGGCAGGCGGCGCAAAGCCCATCAAGCTCGAAACCAATGAGCTGCTCACCCTCCTGCGCCAGCAGCTATCAGGTCGCCTGCGCTTCAACATCTACAACCAATCGGTCGAGCTAGACGGCAAAGCCATCACTGATCTCGAGCACTACTACCTCGAACTCGCTCAGCTCAACATCAAGGTCGGCAAGGAACTTGCAGCTGATGCGCTCGTGTTCGTGGCCAAGGAGAACCAATACGATCCCGTCCGCGACTATCTAGATCGCGTCTCCGAGCAGGTCGCCCCTGTCTCCATCGATCACCTCAGCACCGCCTACCTGCGCCCCGGTGATCAGCCCGGCACGCTCTATGACGCCATGCTGCGCTGCACCCTCATCGCAGCCGTGCGCCGCATCTATGAACCCGGCGCCAAGCACGATGCCGCCTGCGTCCTCATGGGTCCACAAGGTTGCGGTAAGTCCACCTTCTGGCGCAACCTCGGCGGCCCGTTCTTCTCTGATGCCCTAGGCGATATCAACAACAAAGACGATCTCCTCCTAGTCGGCAAGGCATGGATCCACGAATGGGGGGAGATCGACCGCATCACCGGCAAGAACCACGCCGGCAAGATCAAAGCCTTCCTATCCCGCCAAACCGATTCCTATCGCGTGCCCTACGGCAAGGCAATGGAGGACTTCCCCCGCCGCTCGATCATCGTCGGCTCCACTAACCGCGACACCGGCTTCCTGATCGACGACACCGGTAACCGCCGCTTCTGGGTTATCCCCGTTGATGTGCAGGGAATGATCGAGGTGGATGGCCTGCTGCTTGAGCGTGATGCGATCTGGTCCGCAGCCGTCGCCGCATACCGCAACGGTGAGCACAATCACCTACCCCGAGAGCAGGAGCGCCAGGTCGCGGAAGCGAACCTTGCCTACCTAGTTGAATCACCTTGGCTCGCTCCGGTGCGTTCGTGGCTTGCATCGCCAAGAAACGCCGGAACCCCTATCACCACTGAGATCTTGCTTACTGACGCCATCGGCAAGCCCGTTGAGCGCCAGTCTCGCGCTGATCAGATGCAGATCGCTTCCATCCTCCGAGAGCTTGGACTGGTCAAACGACGCAAACTCTGCGATGGGGTCCAGAAGTGGGTCTATTGCCAACCTCACGGCTGAGGTAGGCAACCCCAGATCCATTGCGTTGCATGGCGTCTTCTACCCTCTCCTACCTTCTATCCTTATATAAAGAGTATATATAAATAGAGG